AAAAACTCCAACAAATCGCCACCGGTGCCGACCTCGAAGAGCTCACTATGGCCATCACCGCACGCGACACCACGCGTGCGGCGTATTACGCCGGTTATGCGGCGGACGCCAAGCTCAACATGGACGCCGCCGCAGCCAACCTGCGCCAGGTGGTGGACACCCTCTATGGTCGGCTGGTGGAAACTGACCGGCTGTATGAAAACATCAAAGCCATGCTCGACTACTTACAGGCGCAAGGCTATAAGGTCAGCCAGGGCAAACTCTACGGCGATGCCAAGGCCGGTTATTTGCGCCTCGATGCGGATCGCAGCATCTCCAAGCAGGGCTTTGCCGACTGGTGCGCCAACCCGAAAGGCGGGCTGGATATCATCTCTGTGGCCGAGGCTGCCGAAGAAAAAGCCAGTGCCGATCTCAAGCGCCTTGCTCAGCGTGAAAAAGAGCTCGATGTTGCAACCAAAGAGGAAAATCTCAAACAAAAGCAGATGGCCAACCGCAAAGAGGACGCCAAGTGGATCCTCAAGGCGGATGCCTATTTGCAGATGGCCGGTCAGCTTGGGATTTTAAAGGACGCTCTTGACCATCACGTCACCATGGGCGAGAGCAAACTGATCCTCGCCGCCGGCGGCAAGCTGGAAAAAAGCCCGGAGTTTTCCGCCATGCTCAAGGCCGTGCTGACCACGGCGTTTAACGAGATTGCCACCTCTGGCCGGTTAGAGGTGCTGTTTGAATCCATCGATGAGGATGCCGATGACGACCATGCCTGATCAGCCCATGTTTGACGGCGTTGCCGCGCGTAAAATTTCCATCCCTGAGTGGTTGCCTGCCGATGCACGGGCGCGCATCCCTCAAAATGGTGTGGTTGAGGTGGCTATGCCCAGGGCGCTGCGCTCTGTGTTGCACACCAAACACTGGATGATCGGCGGCGCATGGGTAGAAAACTATCGCATGGTCCCAGAGGCCGATGCTTTCCCGGGCAAGTGGCGCTTTGAGCACGCGCCACATACGCGGGAAATTATCGACACTTTTACTTTGCCGACCACCCGCGAAATCTGGATGTGTGGTGTTGAGCAGAGCGGCAAGACCAATACCCTGATCAACTGCATGAGTTGGTGTATCGATATCGACCCGGCCAACTGCTATTACCTGATGCCGACACAGGACGCCTCTGACCGGATCATCAGCAAAAAGATCACCCCGACGCTGCGCGCAACGCCACAACTGCGCCGCTACCTCAGCCGCAAGGAAAACGACACCACCAAGAAGCTGATCAGCCTCAATAACGGCATGAGCATCTTCCCGGCCCATGCCCAGAGCGCCACCAGTCTGGCGACGTTTGCCGCCAAGTACGTGTTTGGTGATGAGGTCGATAAATACGAGCGCATGACCGGCAAAGAGGCCGACCCGATCACCCTGTTGCACAAGCGCCACCGTAACTACAAAAATACCTATAAGGCGGCATTTGCAAGCACGCCGAACCGGGACAGCGGCGGTTACATCTACAAGGGGATGATGTCGTGCCAGCAGGTCAATCGGCAAGAGGTGCGCTGCCCGCATTGCGGCGAGTGGATGTTTATGGATGCCGATCATCTCGACATCCCCGAAGGGTATAGCGCGCAGGAGATCGAAGACAATCCGCACACTATCGGCTATGTCTGCCACCATTGCAGCGTGGTGTGGGATGAGCAAGACCGCGAAGCCGCCATTCGTGCCGCGCGTTGGACGGCCATTAAAGGGGCCGATATTAAAGCCCCGGCCAAGATCGGCTATCACCACAAAGCCTATGAATGCCTCGACGTGCCGCTGGCCGAAATTGCTGCCGCCTACACCCGGCAAAAGAACGGCAGCGAGGCCGATAAAGTCGCCTGGGTGAATGGCTACGAGGCCGAAAACTACACCGAAAAGCATGTTGAACACGATGAAGACGGCATTTTGCTGTTGTGCGACGACCGACCGGCGCTGGTGATGCCGTCGCAACCGGTGGCCGCGCTGCTGCTCACCGTCGACACGCAAAAGGATCACTTCTGGTATGTGCTGCGCGCTCATGGCTACGGCATGGAAAAAGAAAACTGGCTGGTGTCGTGCGGTCAGCTGGAAACCTTTGCCGCCATTGAGCACATGATGCTGGAGCGCGAGTTTTTGGATAAAGAGGGCAACCCGCACCGCGTGGCCGCCGTGATGATCGATACCGGCGGCACCAGCATCGAAGGGCAAGAGCAGACCCGCACCTATCAGGTGTATGACTGGGCGCGTAAGTTCCCCGGCTTTGTCTACGCCATGAAGGGGGCCAAGCGCAACGCCAAGCCGCACCGCTTTGAAAACCTCGACTTTTTCCCCAACGGCAAGGCGATCCCCGGCGGGCTGCGGCTGTGGCACATCAACACGCTCTATTACAAACGCGAGCTCGACCGGCGCTTATCCGGCAATACCGACGGCCTCGGCGCGTTCCATTTGCACAGCGGCTACACTGCCGAGCAGCTGTCCCAGATCGCAAATGGAGAAAAACCGGCCAACATGCTGCGCCAATATGCCAAGCATTTGACCGCAGAATGTCTGGATAAAACCGGCATCTACGTGCCAATCAATAACCGTCGCCACGATTTACGCGACTGCGAATATATGCAGATCGGTCTGGCCGAGGTGCTGCAGGTGGCAACCTGGGCGCGGCCTGATGTGGTGAAGAAAGTTGTAAAACAGCAAGGCCATCAACACCAACAACACACCGCCAGCAATCGACCAAGCTGGTTTAGCCATAGGGGGAGATAATGACGACAGAAGCCGTAGCGCAAAAAAAATACCGCCGTGAAGACCTGCTTTCCGTGATGCAGGCATGCCATGAAATACCGGGTCTCAATGGTGGCCCATGTAGTCGTCAGCATGTGTATGACCTGATCGACCGTGGCGACCTAAAGCCTGCATTTCGTTTTGGGCGCAAGCGCGGGTTGTTTATTCCGCGTGAGGTTGTTGATGCGTATAAGTCAACGTGTCTTTATGACCCGAGCCTTTGAAAAGGTTGTCCACCAACCCAAAAGCCATTAGGCTGATGGGTTGGTGGGTGTGATCAATTAATCGAAGTAGGTATCGATAATGATGATCACGATGAAACGAAGAATGTAGCAAATCGCTTTCATGGTGGTTACCCTCCATTTCCAGCTTGTTATTTCAGGTGGTATCTTTCACTGAATTTTTAAGTGAAAAAAACATTGACACCACTTTTTTAATCATCTACTGTTGTAAGTGTCTAGTTTACAAACGTTTGATGATCTGCTTTAAGTGGCAGAGGCGCTGGTTACGTCACACACTCGTAGCATAATTAGAAATTATAACATTTTTATATTAAATTGTCAAGTCTTTCTGGCGGTATTGCTGGGAAGGCTTTTTTTGTGCCTGAAAAATAAAAAACTTGTCCACCATGTCCATGTTGTCCATGTATCCCGTGTGTCACATGACATTTAACTAGGCCATGCCCCATCATCGGGGCATGGCTATCACTCCACTTTACACACTCGAAGAAATTAACGCGGAAATCACCCAGGCAAAAAAAGACCTGGCGTCCGCGCGGCGCATGCTGTCTTACTCCAAAGACAGTGGCGGCAATCAAACGCGCGTTCAGCGTGAGAATATTTCTGCGCTTGAAAAACACCTGAACTGGCTGCAACAGCAACGTATGCAGCTTGAGGGGGTCACTGGACTGCAAAGTGTTCAGGGGCGGGTGTATCGTGGCTAGTCACTTCGCTCAAATACGTCAGGCAAAACGTGAAGCACGCGCGGCAGAGCGCTCCATGCTGGCCAATGGTATCTTTGGCGGTCGTGCTCCGGCGATTTCCCGCGAGGGTGGCTCCTATGCCGGATCAATGCAAAACTGGTCGCCCCGCAACGTGCGTTACAACGAAGAGGGCCGCCAGCGCGAAGCCATGGCGATTCGCGCCAATGATCTGGTAGCCAACGATCCGCACGCCTGTAGCCTGATTGAATCCATCAACATCAACGCCGTTGGCCCTGGTCTGTGGCCGCAAAGCAAACCGAACGTTAAGCGCCTTGGCATCACAGAAGAGGAAGCCCAGGACGTTGCCGAGCAGGCCGAGTGGGAGTTTGAACTATTTAACCGCGAGGCCGATGCCCGTGGCGTGACTGATTTTTACGGTCGCCAGTTCACCAACCTTTGGTCAACGCTGGTTAATGGCGAGTTTATCAATCTGGCGTTAATGCTTGACGGCCCTGAGCATGAGCATCGTCGTTATCGCCTTGCTTTACAAGATGTCAACCCGCTGCGCCTGCGCACCCCAGCTGATCTTGTTGGGTCAACTGATATTCGTGACGGTATTCGCCTTGGCGCTCTTGGTGAAGCACGTGGCTACTTTCTCGCGAATCCAAAGGATGGTCAGCTGCTGACCAACATGGTGTGTACCGATTTTGACGAGGTGGTGCCTCGTGTCGGACATCGCCATGTGTGCATGCACCGCTTTCATTCAAAATATCCCGAGCAGGTACGCGGTTTTAGTGTGCTTGGTCCGGCCATGTCGTTTTTCCGCAATTTTAAAGACTACCTCGACTATGAGCTGATCGGTGCCATCGTTGCTGCCAGCTTTCCTGTCTTTATCGAAAAAACAAACCCATACGATGCCAATGGATTGCCAGGTGCTCGTCAGCAAAACAACGATGACGGCACAACGACAAACTATAAAGAAATCCCCCCAGGGCAAATGCTCTACGGTAACAGTGGAGAAAAACCCCACATCCTTAAATCAGATCGCCCAGGCAACTCGTTTGAGGTTTTCGTTGAGACAGTGCTACGCGCAGTCGGCGCGTCAACCGGCATGCCTTACGAGATTATTGCAAAAGACTTTTCAAAAACAAACTACTCCAGCGCCCGCGCTGCATTGCAGGAGGCGTGGAGGGTATTTGAGCTGTATCAGGATTGGCTGATCAATGGCTACTGCCAGCAAGTGTGGGAGATGTTTTTTGAAGAGGCGGTGTTGCGTGGTCGCATCGTACTGCCAAAGAAAAAAACATCACCATCCTTCTACGGCAATATCGCCGAATGGTGCTACGCCAGCTGGATAGGACCTGAGCGGACCAACATTGATCCGGTTAAAGAAATGACTGCAGACATTATGGGTCTCAACGCCGGGACAACCACGCTGGCCGATATTTCCGCCAAGCGCAACAAGGATTGGGAGTCTCAGGCGCGGCAACGTGCGCGCGAAAAGAATTTTTTAGCCAGTCAGGAACTCAACCCTGAGCCGCCGACCGTTAAAGAGGCAAAGAGTCTTGCCGAGCTAACCAAAGACGAGGATGAGAAATGAAGTATCTACGCATCGCCGAGTGCCTGTTTAACCGCCCATTGATGATTACCGAAGACAAACTTGGTGTCATCCAGCATGTGTTCTCACGTCAATCCGGTTTTGAGCTACAGGGCGCGATCACCGTGCCGATGGTTGAGGCGCGTGATGTTGATGACGATGAACGGATGTTTGTCGGTGCTGGATACACGGTAAAAGACGGTCTGGCGGTAATCGGCATTTACGGCCCGTTGATGCACCGCCGTTTGGCTGGTGACTTTCCCAGTGGTGGGCCGACGACCTATGGAGAAATTCGCAAGTCATTTGATTTGGCCATGGAAGATGACGCAGTGCATGGCGTTGTGTTCGACATTGACTCCCCAGGTGGTGAGGTGTCCGGCGTGTTTGATTTTGCCGAGCATGTGTATCAGTCACGCAGCAAAAAGCCCATTACAGCGGTTGTTAACGAGTCGGCTTATTCTGCGGCATATCTCATTGCCTGCGCGGCTGGAACAATCATTCTTCCCCGCACTGGTGGTGTTGGATCGGTTGGCGTGATTGCCACCCATGCCGATTTTTCACGGCGTAACGAGCAAAACGGTATCACAGTTACCCATGTTTTTGCCGGTGATCGTAAGGCGGATTATTCACCGCACCATCCATTGAGCGAAGAGGCCATGGTGTTGTTGCAGGGGTCCGTCAATGAAAACTATCAGCTGTTTGTTGAAACCGTCGCCAAGTATCGCGGCATGGACGTGCAAGCGGTGATCAATACCCAGGCGGGAACATTTGAAGGTCAAAAAGCCGTCGCAATCGGTTTCGCGGACAAGGTTTCTGCTGTCGATGCGGCGATCAGTGGCGCGAACAAGAGAGTCGGGTCACGCCTCATCACAGCCACGGCTGAGTCCGGGGCAAATAAAAAGGAGTCAACGGTTATGACACGAGAAGAACTGCAAGAGAAACACCCCGAGCTGGTCGCTCAAATCGAAGCTGACGCGCGTAAAGGAATGGTCAGTCAGGAAGATGCCACCACCGCAACAAGCGAAGCCGTCACCGCAGAGCAGGGGCGCTGCATGGGAATAGCAAAGGCATTGCTCGGTGAAGATGCCGGAACCAAGCTGGCCGCCGTTGTTGAAACGGATTTGACCGTCGAGCAGGTCGGCAAATTGGGCATCACGATTGGTGCCGAGAGCACGGACACCACCCAACAGCAGATGCTTGATGCGATCACGAGTGCTGGTGCCAAAGGTCTTCAACCGGCCAAGGTATCTCAAAGCGAAGATGAAGAGCGTAAGGCTCTGTCTTCGCGCCTTGCCGAGCTTGGCAGTAAAAAGAAATAGCAAAACAACCATAAAGTAACTAACGCATTCACCATATTTGGAGGGCAACACCATGGAAACCTACACACCTGACAACTTGCTGGCCGGGGACTACCCGGTCGTCACCGACTTTCGCACCATCCTCACCGGGCAGGGCACGCTGGCGCGTGGCACTGTGCTGGCAGAAGACAGCGCCAACTCTAACAAGCTGGTTGTTGTCGACTCTGCCAGCGGTACCGCATCGATTCAGGCCCCGCTGGTTGTTTTGGCCGAAGAGGGTGACACCGCTGATAGCGACGTTGTTGGCGAGGTCTATCTGTCTGGCGCGTTCAATGAAAACGTCATGACTTTTGGTGGCACTGATACCGCAGACAATCACCGCGCTGCGCTGCGTGACCTGAGTATTTTCCTTAAAAAAGCTGTGCCGGCTTAATCGCCCAACCGTCGTTAACCTAACTATTTAAGAGGAGTTTGATCATGAAGATGACGTTTAAAACTGGATTCACCTGGGCGGTGCTGCTGATCTGTGCGTTCTGCCTGTTCCCTGCCGGTGCTGTATTTGCCGGTCAATCTGATGGCGGAGAGACGCTGAAACTGTTGCCGCTTCTCGGATTTGGCGGCCTGATCGATATGTTTGAAACCCGCTCAATGCTTGATGCCGTCGACCAGATGAAGCGCCCTGGCACGTTTTTGCGCGACCTGTTCTTCCCTGAATTCAAGCAGTTTGAAACCAAGACTGTTGACGTCGATATCATTAAAGGTAAGCGGCGCATGGCTCCATTTGTTAGCCCGCAGGCGCCGGGCCGGGCCGTTGAGAATCGTGGTTCCACGACCGACACGCTGGCCCCTGGTTATCTCAAACCGAAATTTGAGACTACTTCTGAGATGTTGTTGAATCGCCGACCTGGTGAAGTGCTTTATGCCGGTCAGCAAACGCCTCAGAGTCGTGCTGAAGAAAAGCTGGCCTCTGACCTTGCCGAGTTGATGGATATGTGTTCGCGGCGTGAGGAGTGGCAAGCCGCTCAAGCACTCAATGGTGGCGTTGTCACTATGACGCTCAAGGGAGAAACAGAAGATAAGATTGTCACGGTTGATTTTAATATGGACGCCAGCCACAAGGTCACTCTGACCGGCACCGACCTGTGGTCGGATCAGGATAACAGTGACCCGCTGTCTGACCTTGCTGATTTTTCCGTAATTGGCCTGAAAGACAGTGGTCTGTTACCGACAGACGTAGCTATGGCTGGCGATGTAGCCAACGCCTTTATCACTCATCCGAAAGTTAAGGATGAGCTCAATGTGCGCAAAATGGAAACAGGCATCATCAAGCCGGAAACCTTCCCCAATGGTGTCACCTATATCGGCACCATTAGTCGCCCTGGTTTGAATGTCGACGTGTGGAGCTACCATGAATGGTTTGTCGACGAAGATACCGACACCGAAGGTGCGGCAATTCCTGACGGAAAATTGTTTATGGGTAGCCGTCATGCAAAAAATACCAAGCTTTATGCTGCCATTCAAGATGTTGAAGCCATCGAGTCCGGCATGGTTGCCACCGACCGTTTCCCGAAAAGCTGGGTCACAAAAGATCCGTCTGTGCGTTGGCTGATGATGCAGTCGGCACCGCTGATGGCACTCAATCAGCCTGATGCGTTCGTGGTGGCAACGGTTCTCGGTTCTTAACATTGATCACTCTGGCTGCTTAACAGCGGCCAGGGTTTAGTGAGGTGCATTATGGCAAAAGCAAAAACGACAATCGTGACCATCACGGCGGTTAAGCACGAAGGAAAGCTCCACGCTCCCGGTACACAACTGTCCATGGAAAAAGACGAGGCTCAGCGAATTATCAAGCTTGGCGCTGCGCGCGTTCAGTATCCGGCAGAAGAGGTTGAAAACAAAAAAGCGGCCAAGGCAGCAGCTGACGCACAAAAAGAAGTCAATGCGCTGATCGCAAAAATCAACGAGGCAAAGACCACTGAGGCTCTTGCCGAGTTGTGTCCTGAACAGCCTGAGAACGACGATGTTGCTGCCGCGTTTGCAGCCAAGTGGGATGAACTTGATCCCACCGATGAAGGCACCGACGCAGGGAATTAACGTAAATCTCCACACTGTAACGGCAGTGTTACCAATGGGGCAGGCGGATTCCTCCTCCTTTCTTGCCGCCTGCCCATTTTTTTAACGATCAGGAGAGCACCATGCCTGGAGACAGCGGACAACATGAAATGATCCACCAGATTGCCCGTCAACAGGAAGGCATGGCGCTTGAGCTCAAGTCGATCAGCAAAGCGCTGACCGAGTTGGCTGAGCAAAAAAAAGATATCGAGCATCTACTTGAGCACCAGCGTGATCAACGCAGTTGGTTGAAAAACCATGAGGAACGCATCCAGGAGATTGAAAAAATCCAGGCGGCTTGTGGTGTGACGCAACTCAAGGACGATGTCAAAAAAGTGAAAAGCAAACCCGGTGAGGTTGCTCTGACATTGATTTATACGGTCGTTGTTGTTGTGGTGACCACGGCAATCACGCTGCAAATGAAGGGACCTGTTGGACCATGAAAATTGTCGAACTGATCCGCCTCGAAGAAACCGACCAGGGCACTATGGGCGTGCTGCGCATCGACAAAGAAGTCTTTTGCTGCACGTTGGAGCCGCCGGACCGTGAAAACGAGGTCAGCCGCTCCAGTATTCCGGCTCAGCAGTATCTGTGCAAGCCGGTCGAATCGCCGACACACGGCGGCACTTTCGAGGTCACAAACGTGCCTGGACGCACACACATCCTGTTTCATGCCGGAAACGTCGTGAACCACACCGAGGGCTGCATCTTGCTGGGCCAGTATTTCGGCAAGCTCAAAGGCGACCGCCGCGCCGTGCTTAACAGCGGCAACACGTTTAAACAGTTTCTCAATGACGTTGGCCGTCAGCCATTCAAGCTGACGGTGTATGAGGTGTACTGATGTCAGGCGGATACTGCCGATACAGCGGCGCACACGACAAATTGTGTCCTGCAGCAGCCGATGCAAGGCTGTGTTGCGCAACCGATTGTAAGACCGGTCAGCAGCGGACAAAGAGAAAAACAACCACGGAGAAAAAATCATGAAAACACCCCGAATCATCGAACTGCTCACCCTGCTATTTTGCGTCTCCATCATGGCGTGCATGGTCACCGGCTGCAAAGTCGGCAACGGCAAAGTCGACCCCATCGAGGGCGCGGTGTTCAGCCTCGCTGTCGGTGCTGCACTTGACGCACGGCCTGAGCTGGCCACCCCGGCTGCCGCCGTCAGCGGTGCGCTGCTCGATGTGATGAGTGACGAAACCACCGTCGATCTGGATAACGTCGATGCCGTGATCGGCACTGAGCTGTCCCGGCTCAACCTCACACCAACGGTCGAGGCATCCTTTGCCGATCTAGTCAGCGATATCCGCGACCGCATTGTCGAGCACGTGCGCGGATCGGATGGCAACGCCGCCCGGGCCGTGGTCGTCGTGCGCGACCTGGTGCAAATCGTTAACGATGTTTCCACTGCGCGCCTTACTGGTTAGCGCACTGTTGTCGGTGATTCTTAGTGGCTGGGCCATCGAGCGGATCACCATGGCTGACGTGATCGAGCAGCGCAACATTGCTGCCGATCGGTTGGATAACGACCGAGAATTTGCAACGTATCTGATGAGGTTTGGTTATGGCTGTTGAGATTAAACCACGCATCCGCTACATCGGCGGCTATCGCTACCAGATTGTGGAAGACCATAGCGTCCAGACCACGGTCACCGGCCACGACGTCGACCACGAGTTTATCCACCTGACTGCCGACGGCAAGATCACCATCAAACGGTTTTACTGCTGGGATGGTGCCAGCGGCCCGGCCATCGACACCAAAAACTTTATGCGTGGCTCTCTGGTTCACGATGCGCTCTACCAACTGCTGCGCCTCGATCTGTTGCCGCAAAACCTGCGCGCCTCTGCTGACCAGACCCTGTATGAGATCTGCCGAGCAGATGGCATGGGATGGTTCCGCGCCAACTATGTGCGGCGCATATTGCTGCGCTTCGGCGGACCGGCAGCTAGTCCGAAAAACAAACGCATTATCCAGGTGGCACCATGAGCTTCCAAGACATTATCCGCGACGACCTTGATACCATCTACACCGCCGGCGAGTTTGCCGAGGAAATTACCGTCAACGGTGCCACGGTGTTGGCCATGGTGGGTAGCCCGTCGTCAACCGAGGAGCAATCACCTGCTGTGCTGGGCGTTGCGCTGTCGGTGACGGTACGTGTCAACGAGTTGGAATGCGTCAGCCATGGCGACGCGGTTGTGGTTAACGGCGTCAATTATGTTGTCACTGGCGATCCGCTGTCTGACGGCCTGGAGTGGTCGATTGATCTGGCGCGAAATATGGTGTCGCTGTGAGTACGCCGTCGGTCAGTATCACTATTGATAAAAACGATATTGCCAGGATCAAGAGCGATTTTTTGCTGATGGAAGGTGAAGTGCCGGTGGCGCTGTCGCGGGCCATCAATCGCACGCTGACCGCCGTCAACACAGCAGGCAGCGTGCAGGTGCGCAAGCATTACAACCTCAAAGCGTCGCGAGTTAAGAAGAATTTTAGCGTTAAAAAAGCGACAAAAAGTTATCTCAATGCGTCGTGGAAATCGCAGGGTGAACCGATTGGCTTGATCAATTTTGGCGCAAGGCAGAATAAGAAGGGTGTCAGCGTCAAGGTTACCGCGTCCGGATCCCGCGAAACAGTGAACACCGCATTTATCCAGGTGGGTAAAAACAAGGTGCAGCACGTGTTCTGGCGGGAAAAAGTCGGCGGTGTTCGCGTTGGTCGCTATGACATTGAACGGTTGACCGGCCCGCGCATTGAGGACGCTCTGGCAAAGGATAGCGTGCAAAAGGCGTTGCAACAGACTGCTGATGAAACACTCAAAAAGCGCCTCGACGCTGAGGCCAATTACATCCTCAGCAAGGCGAAGGGATAGGCCATGCAAGATCTCGACACACAAAGCATTCGCGCTCAGATCATTCAGGCGATTGCCGAGCGGGCGCAAAACATTCTAGTGATGCTACCCGGTGGCCGTGAGGCGGACCCCGATGTGTTATGGGCGCGGTCACGCCTCAAGCCGGAAGAACTCCCGGCGATTGTCGTCACCCCGGAACCTGACACTCCCGGTGATGAAGCGTATGGCGCTGATCTGCTAACCATTCCCATTACCATCAGTGCGGCCTGCCTGCTCGGCAAAAATCACCCGGTTGATCTTGGCGAATTTATCCTCGCCCAGATGCGAAAAGCCATCCCCGGCAATGACACGACCATTGGCGGGCTGGCTGAAACCATCCGTTACGCCGGTGGTGGCGTTGAAGAGTACCCAGACCGTAACGATCAGGCCATGGTCGTGGTCGTTACATTTGAAATCGATTACGAAACAGCAACCAACAACCCCGATGAAGGAGTTTAGACATGGAACGTAAACTGGAAATTGAGGTCGGTCAGGGCCGCACTGAATATGAGGCGTTTACCGACGACGGCAATCA